CTACCAACAAAATTTGCAGTCTGTATAACAGCGGAGTCGGAAAGATTACTCTCTGCAGAAATAATACGAGCAGGAGAGAATCTTTGGCCTCTGTAATATGGCAATTCATACTCAATGGTGTTGTTAACACCCATGTTGGTGGCAGCAGAGCCTCCATTAGAGTATACACCCAGAATATCAGAAAGCCCAGCAGCCAAGTTACTACCTCTAAAAAGAGTATCTGTAATCCAACCAATGGAATCAACAAAACCAACTCGTGTAGCAGACGGAGAGCTATCAGCATTACTCGATCTAGCAAACAAGAGTTTGTGCCGCAATCCTCCACGCCATCCGGCGTACATTGGGGAGAAAAAAGCGATTGGACTTGTGTTTCCAATTGTTCCTTTGGTAATACCATCAAGTGTCAAATCATCACCTTCGGAATCAAATCCAGTTTGAGGTGGTAATCCTTTCAAGAAATATTTACCGATTGTGATCGCCTGTTCATCAGCGTTCGTAGGAGCAATATATGTTTTAACATGCACATATCGTCGAAACAATTCACGTATTGACGTTGGATTTTCTCCAAAGAAAACCTCCATTGTATGATCATCTGGTACCAAATTCTTATTGATTGGCTCCAATGAATTGGAACCTAAAGGTTGGCCTGATACCATGGATTCACCAGATGCTTCTACTTCACCACTCTGAGGAGTGAAATTAAGAGCAGCAGGAGCGTCCGGGGGGAAATAATGCAAATTCTTCAACTGAGTTGGAGAAGGTGCACCCCACTTCATATCACATGAAGATACAGAAACGATAATCTGAATATCGGAATCAGCGGATGGACAAACCAAACTGTTGACAACATTAACTTCCAAAACACCATTAAAAAAGTTAAGACTATCAGTAGTCAGGCGTGTAGTTCCATACAACGAATCGAAAGACGAATTAGGATCAAACGTTTTGAGAAAAGGTCGGGCTTGACCCCAACCAACTTCAATTTCAAAATCCTCTTCTTCAGCAAGATCAACAATACGAGAATAATTCGTATTATAGTTGACCTCTGAGTCA